GGTACTATTGGAACAACTTATTTAGATTCTCCTTCTTCTACATCATCATTAACTTACAAAGTACAAATGATGTCTGGTCAAAACAATGCTTCAGTTCAATGTGGGTCAAGTGGAGCTAAAAGCACATTAACACTTATGGAGATTTCAACATGAGTTATATTTCTGATATTGCAGAAGCAATCACAAGAATAAAATCTGATTGTAAATTTGCTGTTCGTGGAGAAAATAAAGATACACAACAAAAAACTTTAGATGATTGTGTATTAGAATGGCATGATGGAGAAACTCCTATTTCTAAATTAGACATTAAAGCAGAAATGGATAAAATATGATTAATCCTTGTTGCGAAGATGGAAAGTGTACTTGTGGTAAATAATCCTTGTCCTGATTGTGGTGCTTTGAGATTAGAAGATTGTGCTTGTCCTGATGAATGTGAATCATGTGGCGCATAGTAATCGTTTTAATATTTTTATCTAGCTCAGTATATTCTGCTGATACAAATACTGTTAGTTCTACAGTAGTAACTAATTCTACACCACCAACAGCTAATGCTCCTAGTGTTGTAGTAAATAATTCTGATGTATGTAAAACAGCAGCTTCGGCTAGTATTCAAACACAGGTATTAGGATTTGCTTCAGGAATTACAATCACTGATGAAAATTGTGAGAAAATAAAATTATCTAGATCTCTATATGCTATGGGTATGAAAGTAGCTGCAGTAAGTTTATTGTGTAGTGATCCTCGTACTTTTGATGCAATGTGGAACGCTGGTACTTACTGTCCTTATAGAGGAAGTATTGGTGAAGAAGCTAAACAAGGTTGGGAATCTAACCCAACAGATGTACCACCTGGCAGCACTATATTTAATACTGACATTAAACAAACTAAAGAAAAGGTTGATAGTGATAAAGAGTTCGCAAAATTTATTATTGCTGCTATGGCTATGTATATCGGTTTCCCTATCCTCTTCTAGTAAAGCAGTAGATTGTTCTACTGATACTATTGGATTATGTAGTCCAACAGTAGAAGAAATAATAGATGAGGTAATAACAGAAACTACACAGCATGAAGCTGATGGTATTACTATTACTACTACTACCGAAACTACAACTACTACAACTACAGTTACTAATGAAGATTCAGGAGATATTCTTGATGGTGATAACGGTTATGTGTCTTCTTCTAAAGAAGGTGATATGGACTCAGACTGGGGTGGTCAAGGGCCTGCAACTATGCCTAGTGGTAATTCATGTGGTCAGTTAGGCACAGATAAATGTGCTATGATTACTGGATCAGGCAATAGTGTAAGTGCTAATGGCGTAAGTGGTATGGGAACTACGTTTGTAAATACAGTTAATGTATCTAATCTTAATATTAAATATGGTGGGCGTACTAATTATTCTATTAAAGTAGATAAACAAGATGCTAGTGATTCTATCTATATGCATATTACAGGTAAAGATGGCAGCACTAATGTATTTACAGGTACTGATATTCTTTCTGCTACTGGTACTGCTAGTGGTTATCAAACATATGAAAGTGGTTTTGATTTTAGTGGATCAATAACTACTGTTATAATCGAAATTGGTGGGCGTGATATCAATATGGCGATTGGACCAATGTTTGATGATGTGTCTATCAATGTACTTTATAATGTAATTAATACTATTGTTACTGAATCTATTACTTCTGTAGAAATGTTTATAGCATTAAATATAGATACACCTGAAGATATTATTAATGTTGTTGAAGATGTATTTGAATCTAATGATATTGTAGAAACAGATATAGGAATAGATTTTCAACCCATAGAAATAGAAGATGTTAATTATAATACTGTAGAAATTGAAATAGCTGAAATAGAAATTGAAATACAAGAATTAGAATTAGAAATTGAAGCTACTATAGAAGAAGCTATTGAAACCAATATACAAGAAACAGAAGTAGAGCCAGAGGTACAAATAGATGAGAAGCCAGTTGAAGAAGTAGAAGAAATAGAAGATACGACTGTAGAAAAAGTTGAGACAGTAGAGAAAAAACCAGAGCCGAAAGAAGAAACAAAACCACAAAAGGAAGAACAGCCAAAAAAAGAAGTAGCTTCATCAAAAGAGAAAGCTGCTAAAAAGATTGTTAAATCTATGGGTGATAAAAAGAAATATGATTCTGTTAATCAAATTAAAACCTTAATTGTTATGCAAGTATTAGGCAATACCAAGACTTTTTTTGATAGTCAAAAGGAATTAAATGATAGAGAAAATTTTTTTTCCAATGTGAGTATACCTGATGCAGTTATTAGTGATAATAACATTGCTGGTTATTTGCTTTTTGGTGGAAGTGATGGTTTAATGCAAGAAATGATAGATAGTCAATGGCAGAAGTAGAACTAGGTGGAGTAAAATTTAGAGGTGGCAAAATTTTTGTTATCCTTACAGCACTATCAACATTAGGTGGTGCATTGTGGGGAGGATTTGAGTTTTATAAAGATTATGAATCTATGCGTAAAAAGATTACGTCATACTCAGCTCCTGATTTATCAGGATTTGATAAACGTTTAGATTTAATACAACAAGAAGTTACTATGATGCAATCTGAAATGACAATGATACTTGATGAAGTAGCATTAGTTGCAGATGTAGCTAAAGAATTAAAGAACGATTTAAAATCTGATGTTCGTAGAATAGAAACTATTGTAGAAGATGTAGAGCAACGAGTTAAAGAAGATGCTCGTACTAATGAGAAAGAACTAAAAGAAACTATTAATAGTATTGATGATGATGCAGCTAAACTTGAAGAAGAATTAACTGCTGCTATGAATAAGTTAGATAAGAAAGTTACTGATAGTATTATTAAACTTGAAGAAGATGTTGATAAAAGAATTAAAATGACTTTAGACAATCCTCTTTCGCAGCTTAAATAATGTTTAAAATATTTGCTATGATCTGTATGCTTAATGTAGGTGAGCTAGATCAAACGTTATGTTTTAAAAGTGAAGTACCTTTAAACTTTAATGATAATTTAGAATGTAATTTAGCAAAGAATAATTTAGCTGATTATCTTGATGCTGATTTAAAAGAAAGAAAACTAACTGTAATATTTAGATGTGGTAGTAGAGGATCTGATGTCTAATTGGGAGCAGCAATACATACAAATAACTAAAACTCTTGATGAGATTAAGTCTGATGTTCGTGCTAATAAAGAAGAAGTTTCCTTGTTAAAACAAGAGATGGCTACTGGTAGAGGAGCATTAAAAGCTGTAGCTTGGATAGGCTCTATACTTATTATTATCTTTACAACCTTGAAGTTATTTAATTATAACGGTTAAATGAAATTCAAAGGACACAAAGTCCTTGTCATTGGTGATACTCATGACAGTCCACATATTCCTCAGAATAGGTTTCATTGGATTGGTAAGCACATTCGTAAATCAAAACCAGATTACATTGTTCACATAGGAGATTTTTCTAGTTTAGATTCTCTTAGTTTTTTTCAAAAGAATAGTACGCAACAAGGTAAATTAAAAGATGCTTTTATGGTAGACATTACTTCTATGAAATCTGCATTAAAAATTTTAGATAAGTATGTAGTTGATTACCCTAGACATTTTTGTATGGGAAACCATGAGCTGCGCATACATAGGTTTGAAGAAAATATACCTGAAATACAAGGTATGATGAAACATCAATTATATTCTTCATTTAAAGAGTATGGTTGGAGTGTATCTGAATATGGTGAATTTAAATTTATAGCTGGTGTAGGGTTTGTTCATGCACCATTAAATATAATGGGCAAAGAATATGGTGGTAAAAATGGTGAAGTACAAATAGGAAATGACAGTATACATGACTTAGTATTTGGTCATACTCATAAAGCTAGGGATTGGAAGGCTATTAAGATAGGGTACGACAAATGGGTTAGGATTGTAAATGTCGGTTGCTCTTTACCTCATGGTCATATAGAAGAATATGCTAAGTTAAACATGAATGGCTGGTCTTGGTGTGTTACTGAGTTAGGCATTTGGGATAATCATATCCAAGAAGTAAACTTTATTTCAATGGATAGATTGGAGAGAGAATATGATTAAAAGTATTTGGAAAAAACTAGGTATGTACTCTTTGAGTAGAAGAGGAAAAATTGCAGTAGGTGGATTAGCAGTTGTTGCAATAGTTGTTATAGTTGGTTGGGCTGCCTAAATGTTAGGTGGCTTACCAGTAGAAATGATTACCATGTTAGGCAGTTCTGTCTTAGGTGGTTTTATGTCTTTATGGTCACAGTCAATTAAAGCAAAACAAGACGAACAGAAAATGTTATTGGCTAGATCCGATAACCAAATGAAACATATTAGCGATGCTAGAAATTATGATAACAAAGGGTTTCAATTTACTCGTAGGATCATAGCATTGACTGCTGTGTTTTTTATTATTGCCTGGCCCAAGATAGCACCAGTATTTTTTGATACTACTGTGGTATTAACTTGGACAGAATTTACTAGAGGATTTTTATTCTTAATAGAAAAAAAAGAAATTGTTATGGATAAAGAATTTAGTGGTCTAATAATTACTCCATTAGACACTCATTTGATGTCAGCTATCATTGGTCTGTATTTTGGTGGAAGTTTAGTTAAAAAGTAGCTCATATTTGAGCATACAATACCAAAAGATACGGTTTAGGATCAATCATACACAAGAGTTTCATTATCCTCCCATTAATGAAAAAAAGGGGGTTTATAGATATATCAGCTATATTCCCCCTATTTTAATACTCGCGATATAATTATAGAGTAATTAAAAAATTAAAAACAACCTCTGGCATCATATCAGTATGAGAAAGGAGGCTCCCTACCATGTCTAAGTATTAAACTTTTTATTATAGCATTTAATACAATACCAATCACAGTTATCATTACTGTTTTGATTAGTAGGTATGTAAGCTATAAGATTATCTTGCATATATTTTTTATCACATGAAGAACATTCATAAAAATTAGAATGGGATATCTTCTGTTGGACCCTCTGTTCTAGTGTTAGTTTGCGTTGAAACTTTAGAACTGTCACTCTTGCCCCCAATCATTTTAAGAATACCTTTGTATCTAGGTACAATTATTTCTGTTACATATTTGGTTTCACCATTGTGGTCATACTGTCTGGTTTCTATTTGACCTTCTATGTATAACATAGTGCCTTTCTTAACGTATTGCTCTATTGTTTTTGCAATGTTAGGATCCCAGCATACAAGTCTATGCCATTGTGTTTTTTCTTGCCACTCACCAGATTTATTTTTAAATCTTTCTGAAGTTGCTAATGAAAAACCAGCAAACTTTTCTTCTCTGGTAGATACTTTTACTTCAGGATCGCTACCAACACGACCTAATAGGATTACTTTATTTATCATCTAAGACTCCTTCTATATTATTAAGACAAGTTTGAGCGTTTCTCAAATGCCATCTTATATCAGCTTTATTAATTGTTAAAGCTCTATCAGTATTTTCTTGTGTTTTTACATCACTGTCTACGCCTTTGATAAAGGCAAACAACATATGAAATAAATCCATTTCACCTACTGTTTTATATTCTTTTTTACTGTTAGAATAATATTCAGCTTCTATTGGTGGTATTAATTTAGTTGGTATTTTATGACCTTGTAATACCAATGAATGTAATAAATCATTTACTGTCATATTTCCTCCTAGTTATTATAATCATGTAGAGCATTTACACCTAAATTTCGTAAACATTCGTCTTTAAATTCTTCTACATATTTTCGTAAGTCTTTATCTTTTATTTCAGATAATTCTGTTAATCTATCTGTTATATAAAATAAACATATTCTGTTATCATTACTTATATTTGAATTGTTTTTCATATTTTTCCTTTTTATTATATATGATAGATGATTTCATCATCTTCTAGTTCTCTTGTAGTTACATTAAATTCTTTTAATATTTTATTTAATTCTTCTGCTGTCAAATCTTTATCACAAGAATAAACAACAAAAGATTTATCATAAACTATTGGATCTTTAAATTTATCTTTATAATTCATACTTACTCCTTTTAGTTGCGTACAGGCAAGAGACAAGCCCAATAACTGACCTGCACGCTATCCCCAGTTATTAGGCGACTATGTAGTTTTAGTAACTTTGCTTGGATCTGATTTGCCAGAATATTTTTCTTCTAACTTTTGAACATATTTTGAATCATCAAATTTGCCCATAAATATATCAGAACAAAGTCCTAAGTGACTGAACGCTTTTGTTAATGCATCTGTCATAGCTTTCTTTGGTGCTTCGTCATCTAATGCACCAGTTTTTCTATACATTTTTAAAGGTGAACAAACTGGCCCATAGAAATCCCAAAAGCCTTCTTTGTTTTTATTAGTTGCTACTGATACTTCAGCAGCTACAACAGCAGTTTGATTACTGTCCATACCATGATATGTATAATCAACTCGGTATGTCCAACCAGTACCTACTGGACCAAACTCCTCTGTTATTTTCATAATCTGCCATTGTGGATCAATAGTAGTTATGTCACCAAAACCTTTATTGATGCGTTTAGTAAATCTAGGATCAGTTTCTTTTAAACTATCCCATACATTTCTTTTATCTGTCGTCATTGTACCTCCATACTTTTGTTGTACTACCAAAACTATTTATTCTTCTGTCACCAGAATCAATTATATATTTCAATAATTTAAGTTCGGTAAATCTTGGTCTAATAGATAATATACTTTCTGATAATATTTCTGCTGCTTCTTCTGGTGTAGCACCATAATTACCTTGTCGTTTTATTATCTTTAAACATTCTGTTCGCAAATTAGTAGATCGTGAATCAATCTTTTTTGCTGCCTCTTTGCTAGTTGAGTTTTCCTTGTAACCAGCCGTCAGAGGATATTTCTGTTCCAAAATGTCTTTCGATGTCATCTTCATTGTTTATTTTCTCCATAAGATCAAAGTCAATATATTCTGGTGGCTCTATATTATTCATTACATGAAACCAAAATAAATGACAGGCGATTTCTAGTTTTCTTTGAAAAGGCTTATCCCTTTCAATAGTAAATATATTATAACCTAAGTTACCTCTTAACACAGATAACACAGCTTTACTAAAACCTGTTACCATCATGTAATGTTGCACTTGAGGATAATATTTATCTATAATGTTTTGATCTTTAACAAATGCATTAACGTGTTTAGCTTCAAACACTTTGCCTTTTGCTACTCCATCTAAACTACCATAGATGTAATCATATTGTGGGTGTGTAAATATATCACCTATATTAACAACTCTTTCTTTAGTAACTTCCTGATACCATCGTCTATTAAATTCTTCGGTAAATATTCCGAGTTGAACTGGCAATACACCTGAAAGGTCTTTTCTTTCGACTTTGCCAATTTTCTCAAGCCAAAGATCTTTCCATGTGCCTTCTGTAATACGAATTGCATCAGTACCTCCAATGCCTGTTGGTCTGTCTGGTTGTTTAAGTTTACCATTTCCTTTTCCCATCTAGTCAGAGCTCCTTTCTCTAATTTGTTGTCGTCTGTGTACATTTCGTTGATCTCGTTCCATATCCCTAGTCGATCTCCCATGATTGTACCTCCTCCATATATAATTTTCGATTGGTTTTACTTTACGATTATCAGCCACACGCTGACTCATATAATGTTTGATGAAGTATCTATACATATCACTTTCAAGATATTGTATAGCTAACACACAAACAAAATTTTGTAGACTACGTTTTCTATCTATATGGTCTTGATGTTTTAAGGGCAGTTTGATGTTCAATTTTTGTAATTGCTTCCCTAATGCTTTCAGCAGAGTTGTTGCCATATTCTTTCTCCAGTATGTTTGTTAAATACCAAATTGCTTTTAGTATATCTTGTTCTTTATTTTTTTTCCTATGTCTGCGAATATACTTTACAGCATTTCCTTCACAAAAATCTAAACCCCAAGCTCTTATTAATTCGGTTAGTTCTGGTTTATTGTTATGGTAATAACTAGGACTGGTCTTGTTCATTATCATTAACTATCCTTTCATATTTTTTTATTAATTTATTTATTTTAGTATCAGTATCTTCTACGCTATCATCTAAAGATACTATTACTGGTTTTAGTTCTTTTAATTCATCTATGAATGTTAGTATTTCAATCATTGTTTCCCCCATTGATTTAAATGACATTTACTACAATACCAATATGTACCATTGCCATATACTAAATCATCACCCTTGCAGCTACAGCCATCAGGTTGATTTTTTTCTTTATATATAATCTTGTTATGTGGCGTTAATGTGTCGAAGTGTGTTCC